AAAGGCAACAATTCTTCATGATGAAGATTCACGCCAATACATCAAGGCCGCCGATAATACGACTGGCACAGCTCCAGGAATGGTGCCAACGCCTCAAAGCACACAGGTTGTTAATGCATTGGCTAACGCTGATCGCGGAATGATTGATGCGCTAAGCCGTGAAACTCTTGTTGGCGAAGGAATGACATTTGAAATTCCTCGCGTTACAGCTGTTCCAACTGTGGCCAATGTTGCAGAAAATGCACCTGTCACAGAATCATCTCTATCAGCAACATTTTTGAGCGTACCTGTTCAATCATTCAAAGGCCGTGCAATTTCGACAGTTGAACTCATTGATCGCAGCCGTCCAGAATATCTAACAGCTCTTTTGCAAAATCTTGAATTTGCTTATGCAAAAGTAACTGATGAATTTGCCGTTGGCACAATTGCTGGTGCAGGTCAGCAAACTGGTGTGAATGCAAACTCATCAACAGGATTTTTGGCTTACACATCTCAAGCTGCTGGTGCTGTTTATTCATCATCACTTGGATTTGCTCGCAACATCGTTGTTTCTCCTGGACAATGGACAAACATCATGGGCTACAACGACAATGGCGCACCGCTATACAACGCAGCGCAACCATCAAATGCAGCCGGTAATGTGAGAGGCGATTCATTGCGCGGTGTAGTTTCACCGGGTCTTAATCTCTTTGTTTCTCGCTCAATCGGTAACGCTGGCCCAACAACATCAACCGGAGATTTCTCAATGGTCGTTGTCAATCCAGATGCTTGGACATGGTATGAGTCACCACGCTTTACATTGCGCACAGCAATTCAAAGCGATGGAACCATTGACATTCTTTACTACGGCTATGCAGCAATTGCACCAAAGATTCCATTTGGCGCATGCTGGAACCAGACCTGAGTCGAATAAAAATCAATCATCGGTAGCGGTCGCTCCCGAACGCTAACGATACGAAAGGAACCGAGATGCCAGCAATAGTCACAGCCTCACAGCTAAGGTCAATTCTTGGTGTCTCGGTTTCCTTGTATTCTGATGCACAATTGGATTCTTTTATAGATTCCGCTGAACAAACAATTTTGCCTTTACTTACGCAATACCAATCATCGGTGACTTTTGCCAATGTGGATAATGCCGTCATTTATTTCACAACTATCCGGCCAAATTATTTTGTGCCGGGGCAATCTGTCATTGTTACCGGGGCCGGAACCTACAATGGCACTTATACAGTCACCGATGATCGGATTGAGCCATACACATTCACAGCTGCCACAGCCGCAGCAGACCGCACTTATCCATTGCCATTTATTCCAAGCGCATTGGCTACTTTATCCGGATCATCAGCTGCGCAGCTTTATGCCAGCACACCGCCAATTGAAAATGCAATTTTGGTTGTATCGGTTGAGATATTTCAGAGCATCACAGCTCCCGGCAATCAGGTTATGTCAGACACATTCCAGCCGGCGCCATTCGTCCTTGGCCGCTCACTCCAAAATCGTGTAATTGGGCTCCTAGGTCCATTTATTGATGTTGAAACGATGTGCCAATGACAATCGAAACCCAAATTCGCACACCATTGCAAACAGCACTTTCAACAATTGCTGCCAATGTGTACAACGGCATTCCTGAAACAATGACTAGCCCAAGCATCTGTTTAATTCCGGATGCACCATATCTTGAAAGCGTTTTAATTAATGGCAACACTACAAAAGTCAAAATCAATCTGACTGTGACTGGTGTTGTTGCTTATATGAACAATGCCGCAGCTTTAGACAATCTTGAACAATTGATGATTAGCATCATCAGCACAATGCCCGATGGATACGAAGTCGGCAATGTGAATCAACCACAACCATTGGAAGTCGGTGCCGGTAAATACCTTACGGCCGATTTACAAGTAAGCACCTACTATACCAACTAAGGAGACAATAAATTGCCAACAACAATCATTACCGGCAGAGATGTGACATTTACATTGGACACAGCCAATTTCGATGCACAAGCCACATCGGCCACACTTTCAGCTGAAACAATCATTGAAACTTATCAAACATTAGACGGCCGCGCTTATAAATCGGTTGATAAGCAATGGACATTTACCATTGAGCTTTTGCAGGATTGGGGCGCAGCCTCATCATTGTTTGAAGCAATGTGGACAGATGCGGAAGCAAATCCAAATACAACATTGGCTGTTTCATTTACAGCTGTTACAGGAGCCGTTTTCACATTTAATGTGTTGCCAATTTTCCCAACAGCTGGTGGCGCAGCTCCAGGTGCATTAACAGACACATGGGCCATGACAGTCGTTGGAACACCAACGGAGACATTTAGCTAAGAAACGAATCGGGAGCAAATAAATGCAACTAGCAATTACAATTGAATACACATCCGGTGACAGCGCAACACATGTTGCGTTGCCGCCTGAGTGGATGAAGTGGGAACAAAAGACCGGAAACACTATTCAGCAGGTTCAGGAGAAGCTTGGAATTGCTGATCTCATGTTTTTGGCCTACCACGCAATGAAGCGCGAAGCAGGTGGCAAGCCTGTTAAAGCTTTTGAGGTGTGGTGCGAAACAGTCACCGACATCAAGGTGGGAGAGACTGATAGCCCAAAAGCTATAAGCACGGAAGTTTAAATCGGGTCATTTGGGAGCTAGCAATAGCAACCGGATTGCCTAGATCAGAATTTCAAACATTTGATGACATAACAACGGCAATCGAGATTTTGGAGAAGCGAAATGGCTGAGGAATCAATCGCTTATGATAAATCAGATTTGCGCCGAATCTATGCAGCTTTTAAAGCAATGGATGAACAAGCTGTTTTAGCTGCAAAAGCTGAATCAAATGCTTTGGCAACTTACTTACAAGGCAAAATCCAAGGCGCAGCCGGATCAGCGCGAAATCAAGTCGCACCCAAAATCGCGGCTGGCTCACGGGTTTCAAAATCATCAAAAACTGGTGAAATCTCATTTGGCTTTGCAGCTCAAAAATTATCCGGTGGAGGTACAACTCAGCAACTTTGGGGCGGTTATGAATTTGGCTCAAATAAATTCAAGCAATTCCCATTGTGGTCAGGTAGCCAAGGCCGTGGATCAAGAGGATGGTTTATTTATCCAACTCTGCGTGCCGAACAGCCACACATCATTGCGCAATGGGAAAATGCATTCTCTAAGATATTGAAGGAGTGGTAATGGCAGTCGCTGGCTCACGCACCTTAAAACTCACAATTCTTGGCGATGTAGATCAACTCAAGAAGTCGCTATCTGCGGCTAATACTGATGTTGAGCAATCAAGCTCTCGTTTAGGCGATTTCAGTAAAAAGGCCGGATTGGCATTTGCGGCCGCCGGTGTAGCTGCCGCAGCTTATGCCGGCAAATTGCTTGTTGATGGGGTCAAATCAGCCATTGAAGATGAAGCTGCACAGGCAAAGCTTGCAACTACGCTCCGCAATGTAACTAACGCAACTGATGCGCAGATTGCATCAACAGAAGCTTTCATATTGAAAACATCTTTAGCTACTGGAATCACAGATGATCAACTTCGTCCATCGCTAGAAAGATTGACCCGCGCTACAAAAGATGTTGAGCAAGCTCAAAAACTCCAGGCACTTGCAATTGACATTGCGGCCGGTTCTGGAAAATCTCTTGAATCCGTGTCAAACGCCTTGGCAAAAAGTGCCGAAGGTCAAAATACCGCACTTGGCAAATTAGGTGTTGGCATTGATGCAGCTGCACTTAAAACAATGTCATTTGATGAAATCCAAAAGAATTTAGCTGATACTTTTGGAGGTCAGGCATCTCAGCAAGCTGAGACATTTCAAGGCAAAATGGCAAGGCTTACAGTTGCATTTGATGAAGCCAAAGAAACTGTTGGATCGTATGTGCTGGATGCGCTTACACCATTGCTTTCCGGATTTGTGGACAAAGGCATACCAGCCATTCAAGATTTTGCGGCAAATTTGGCGGATACACTTGGGCCAGCATTTGAGCAAATTTTTACATTTATCCGCGATGAACTTTTGCCAATTTTGCAAACATGGTGGTCATTTTTAATTGATGAGGTTGTGCCTCTTATTGGTTCAATTTTAAAACCTGTTTTAGAAGGATTAAAAAGCGCATTTGATACAATCAAAAAAGCTTTACAGGATAACAACAAAGAATTACAACCTTTTTATGATTTCTTAAAAAAGGTTTGGGAGTTTATTAAAATTTATTTGGCACCGTTATTAGGTGGTGCTTTTAAAACGGCATTAACAGTCATTGGCACTTTGGTGGGTGGCTTGGTTGATGGTTTTTCATCTTTAGTTGGCTTTATTAGTGGTGTAGTTAAAGGCCTTCAAAAGATAATAGATTTGGTTACAAAAAATCCAATTCTGAGCGGTCTTGGTGATTTAATTGGTTCTGTCTTTGGTGGGCCTAGAGCTATGGGTGGGTCGGTCACAGGTGGCAGCTCATACTTAGTTGGCGAGCGCGGGCCGGAATTATTTGTGCCAAATTCCAATGGATCAATTGTGCCAAACAGCCGGATGGGTGGCACGACTGTAAATATAAGTGTAAGCGGCGCCGTTGATCCAATTGGTGTGGCACGACAAATTGCCAACATCCTTAACACAGAGGCCACGCTGAGCGGCGCATTTACCAATCTTGGAGTTTCACGATTGGTTGCATCAACATGACATGGGCTCCCAACCCAACTGTGACTATTGATGGCATTGATTTCACAGGTGAGTCTTTGTGGAATGTTTCTGTATCTTTTGGCCGCACAACAGTATGGGAGCAATCTCGCGCAGGATATGCATCAATTAGCATTTTGAACGCTAACAATCAAGATTTTGGCTTTGACATGAATCACAGCGTTGTTATTACTGTGGAAAATTCAGCCGGCACGCCCATTACATTATTTACGGGCAAAATCTCAAATGTTGCAAACAGCGTGCAATCGGCGGGAAGCAATGCGGTTGTAGCCATACAAACGATTTCGGCACTTTCAACATTTGCGACCATGGCCCGAAAAGTCATTGGTGATTCCAATTGGCCAAAAGAAAATGATGATGATCGGATGACTCGTATTTTTGATGATGCTGGGGTGACAATTGATACTGTGGATACGCCACATGTTTATGAATTTACGGCCCGATCAGCTTCGCCATCGGATGCCTATTCTTTGGCAGCGAGTTATGCCACCCAGGCATTTGGCTACATTTACGAAACCCCAAGCGGAAGCGTGGGATTTGCCAACGAATCACGGCGATTTTTAGCTGTTGGCGTATCAGGTTATTTAAACATCCCAACAGATTACATTTTATACAACGGCATCCAAAGCCAAAAAACCTTGTCCGACATCATGAATTCCATCATTTTAAGCTATAAAGCCAATGCTCAAAAAACAGCCTCCGATGCCACATCCATTGCCACTTATGGCGGTGTAGCTGGATCGGTGACAACTGAACTGGAAACAGGCACGGATGCTCAAACTCAGGCTGACCGATACATCACGCTTAGAGCTTATCCACGGACATCATTGTCATCATTCACAATCCAACTTGATTCGCCGTTGGTGACAAGTGCGGATTTAGATGACTTGCTAACTATCTCAATGGACACGGCAATTGAAATTGACAATCTGCCTTTGGCAGTTAAAAACACGACTTATTTTGGCTTTGTTGAAGGCTGGACATTTAGCTTTAACAATGTGCAAATGAGCGTGACTTTTGACAGCTCCGATGTGGCCTACTCGGTCACGCCGACACGCTGGCAGGATGTTGATGCCGCATTGATATGGAACGCCGTTGATCCGGCGGTAACATGGAACACCTTTGATGATTTCTACTAAGGAGACAAATTATGGCCAACACGCCCAACTATAATTGGACTACGCCCGACAACACCGGCTATGTCAAAAATGGTGCGCTAGACATGCGCACGCTTGGCGACCAAATTGACAATACAACTTACTCAATCCAACTCAGCGTGGAAGCAATCATTCATCCATTCCTACTTATGGGGGCATAATGGCAACAACATACAAAATCCTTGGACAATCAGCACCGGCGGCAACTACCGAAACCGCTCTTTATACTGTTCCAGCATCCACACAAACAGTCGTTTCAACGCTGACAGTCGCAAATCGCTCAAGCTCGGATGCAACATTTCGTGTCTCAATTGCCGACAACGGAGCTGCAACAGCCAACAAAGACTATGTAGCCTATGACTTAACCTGTGCCGGCAATGGCTTTGTTGCTTTCACGATGGGTTTTACCATGAACGCAGCTGATGTTGTACGCGTTTATGGATCATCGGCAAACCTTTCATTTAACCTCTTTGGAAGCGAGATTGCATAATGGCATTTGTCAAGATTCCTAGCGCAACAAATCGTGTCACAAATTTCACATCATCCGGCACTTGGGTTTGTCCTAGCGGTGTTTATTCAGCTGAATTTATGGTCGTGGGCGCAGGTGGTGGTGGTGGTGGCACATCACTTTCATCTGCAACATTTTACGCAGGAGCCGGTGGCGGCGGCGGAGGTGCAGTAAAAATAGTCAAATTGGAAACAATCCCAGGTGCCTCATACACAATGACAATCGGTGCAAAAGGCACGGGTGCAAGCGCATCAATTGGCGGCAACGGCGGTTTCTCTGAAATTGTTTATAGCGGCACAACATTGGTTCGCTCATTTGGTGGTCAAGGCGGCGGTGCTTGCATTGCCGATGTTGCAGCTTTGCCAACTGTTTCAAGAACTTTGGCTGGATCAGGTGGTACTGCCACAGTGGGCGCGGTCAATGTTTCTTCATTTGGCGGCGGCGGAGGTGGAGCGGTTTTAGGTGCTAGTCAAGCAACAACATCACCAACTGCAGCTAACAACACTAATTTTGGAGCAGAAGGCACAGCTGGAAATTTGAGCACCACAACTGCAGCAACTCAGTATGCCTCATTTGGTTCAGGTGGTGTTAATGGCTATGGAGCTGGAGGCTCAGGTGGAACTGCAATTCTTGCCGCAAGCATTACTCGTAATCTTGCAGGCAATTCTTATTTTGCTGGAGCAGGCAATCAACAAACTGCATCCGGTTCAGGCAACGGCGGCGCTGCAGTAGCTAACACGGGCGCGGGCGGTGGCGGTGGTTCTAATTTTACAAATAGCACATCAACATCAGGTGGCAATGGCGCAGATGGACTTATCAGAATCGAGTACTTTGCATGAGAATCGCAATAATTGAAAATAAAGAGGTTGTTAATGTCATTGTCGGTGATGAATTGCCGGCAAATGGCATTGAATGTGATGACATAGTTTGTGTTGGTTGGACATACGACAAAAACAAATTCATTGCACCGCCGATTGTTTATTCCGAGGAATAAAACAATGAGTTTTCCACAAGGTACATTGCCGCGTTTGATTGAGGTTGCGCTCGCTGAGGTTGGCACAGCTGAAACCGGTAACAACGAGACGAAGTATGGCAAACACATGAAAGCCGACAAGCTGCCATGGTGTGGGTCATTTCTTAATTGGTGTGCAGATCAAGCTGGTGTCAAAGTGCCAAATGTGGTCAGCACTAAAGCCGGAGCCGAGGCTTTTAAGAAAAACAAGCAATGGCACGAAACACCAAAAATCGGTGATTTTGTGTTCTTTGATTTTGTTATTGATGACAAGGTTACAATCAATCACATTGGTTTAGTTATCCGGGTTTCTGAAAAGCAAATTGTGACAATTGAAGGCAACACATCAGGAGCTGGAGATCAAAGGAACGGCGGTGAAGTGATGGTGAAATCAAGAACTTTGGGAGCAAGGTCATTTGTTGTCGGTTACGGCCGACCAACTTATGGCGCGTTTTCGGGTGATTTGCCCAACCGACCAAAAGGAGAGAAATAATGGATAAAGCAAAAGCGATTGCCGCATCATGGGCTCGCTCATACATCGCAGCTGCATTGGCCGTTTATATGGCTGGTGGAGACTGGAAGCAAATAGCAATGGGTGGCGTGGCAGCTGTTGTGCCGGTCATTTTGCGCTGGCTCAATCCAGCTGACAAAGCATTTGGATCAACTGGAAAGTGATTTTAAAGCTACGCGCGGCAGGTTTAGCTTTGAGCTTATCGCTAAGCCTTGCCGGGTGTGGTTATGATGGATGGGTGAGGTATCCATGCCAAGAATTTGAGAATTGGAAAAACCCCGAATGTCAAAAGCCACAATGTCAAGTGACCGGCACCTGCACGGAAGATGTGATTGGTGATGGCATCCAAAAATAAAGAGCGATTAAGCCAAGAGGATATTAAAGCACGGCTTATGTTTCTGATTGGCTCGGTCTTGGCCATTGTCTTTCTAATTGTTACTTTAGGCATTACCTACGCATTGATTTTTGTAACTCAACCCATTGGCAATCAATCTCCTAACGATGCAGCTTTTATTGATTTGCTTAAAACTTTGGCAATCTTTCTTACTGGTTCATTGGGTGGTGTGTTGGCATCAAATGGCCTTAAAGACAAACCAAAATCAGAATATGAAAAAACTATTGAACGGCGTTTGAGTGGTAACGACACGCCATGATTTAAGCGTGATTCTTGAATTTGTCGGCTATGCCTGTCACTCTGTATTTGGGAGCTGAGACACGGCTCCCAGAAACGGGAGCAAGAAAATGACATCAGGTGAAATCGGTGTGTTTATATTCATGGTGCTGGCATGCATTTTGTGGGCTATTTGCAGCTATGCGGTGGGATACAAAGAAGGCCACAAGGACGGCTATCAGCGAGGCAAGGCCGTAGGCCGCCATGCATCAGGTCAGGCGGTGCGCTAATGGCGTTCATGGATAACTACGAAGGCAACAAAGAGCGCACAGATCGCTGGATTGCCACATACCCGCAAGGCCGGCTTGAGACACACATTATTGAATTTAACGCTGAAAAAGGTTATGTGTTGGTACAAGCTAAAGCATGGCGCAATCAGACCGAGATTGATCCCGCCGGCATTGATTATGCACATGGGTTTCTTGCAGCTTACAGCGACAAAATGAGGCGTTGGATGGTCGAAGATACCTGCACCTCAGCTTTGATGCGTGTGATGGCTTTGGTCATGGGAGGCACGGAAAAGGCCACACAAGAGGTTATGGCACAGGTTAAGAGCCAAGCACCAGTTGTGGAATATGACTACTGGAGCAGCAAATTTGGTGATGTGCCGAGCTATAAAACGCGGGATGAAGCTGAACAAGCTGTGGAGCCGGAAACCGGGCCAAGCTGCGCGCATGGATCAATGCGATGGAATCAGAGCAAACCCGATGCACCTAAGCCGTGGGCCGGTTACTTTTGCAGCGAGAAAATTAAAGAAAAGCAATGCAAACCTGCATGGTATGTGCTGACCAGCGATGGCACATATAAACCACAGGTTTAATCATGAGCGATTACATTGAAATCATCCATCCACAAAGCATGACAGCCAAATTGCTGTGCAATGGTGTGGTGGTTGAAGAATACAAAATTGAGCAATGCGACAAATGCTCAAAGCTGACCAAGTTCGACAAATTTGGTTTTCAAAAAGGCTATGACCACACCGAGAACATCATTTGGTTTTGCGGTGATTGCCGATGATAAATCGCATTGAGGAGGTGCAATGCATGATTGCAGCCATTCAACATTGCCATGATCGTAATGCTGACCATCCCACGCGCTTTCAAAAGAATCTATCTTGGTTTGAATATGTGGCACAAATGGCTGAATCAATGGCAGCTGAATTAGTAGTTGCCAAGCGATTGGGTTATGACTACACACCTGGCATCACATGGGATAAATCAAAGGCCGATGTGGGCGAACACATTGAGGTCAAATGGTCAGCCAACCCAACATCTAATATGTGGATACAGGAGAGTGATAGACATGATCGTGATATTGCTGTACTTGTCACAGGCCATTCACCAAAGCTGCACATCATTGGCTGGATGCCCGTAGCCATAGCTAAAAAGCCACGATATAAGAACACCAGTCAAAACAATTGGACTGTGCCACAAGCTAATCTGCAACCCATTGAGACATTGGCAAGGAGTAACTATGCACATCCTGCAATTTGATTGCGCTATTTGCAAGAAGCTTTATGGAAAGCCTAAGCAACGCTTTGGATTAAAGAAAGGTGCTGAATTAACAGAGCATGAGTGGTTTGCTCAATGCATGGGTTGTGGCACATTTGGCATCAAGATTGTCGATGATGCCCGGATTGCTGAGTTAAGTCAATGAGAAAGTTATCCACAGGAGTTATGCACAGGTGTGTGAAACCTGTGGGACTCGCTCAAGATTACGCTCCTTGCTTGACACCATCATTACCATCTACACGAGGTAGCGAGCCGGTGAGCCGGATAGCTCGCAGCCGATGTTTGATGGTTTGGGCCGTGCTATGTGTAATTGGCATAACACCGGCTAATGCAACAGAAGCTGTTAAACAAACCACATCAATAGATTCATTAAAGCTCTATGCACATTCACGGATCATTAACTACAAAGAGTTTCAATGTTTTAATACATTGATAACAAAAGAAAGCAATTGGCGAGTAGAAGCTATTAATCCCAATGGCAATCACTTTGGGCTTGGTCAAATGCGCAATGCTAAGTATCGTAACCTTGATGGTTATCGCATGATTGATTGGACATTGCGCTACATAGATCACAGGTATCAAGGCAAGATATGCAATGGAGCATTAGCTCATTGGAAGAAGCATGGGTGGCATTGATGTCAAGTGATTGGAAAGGTGGCAGCACCAGCCGTTGGCGTAAGCTAAGAGAGCTAGTCTTGAAGCGTGATGGATGTTGCCAAGCATGTGGTCAAACAGAAGGTTCTATGCACGTGGATCATGTGATACCTAAGCGGCTTGGTGGAGGCGATGAAATCTGGAATTTACGGCAATTGTGTCAAAACTGTAATTTGGTCAAAGGCGGTCGGTTTTTTGAGGAGACAAAGACACAGATCGGAAGATCGTCGT